TAACATGAAGATGGGTGTAGCCTTTAGCATGTGCATCCGATGCATGATGCATAATGGTAGGCTTCTCTTTGCTTGATGTGATGATATTTGTACCAGGAAATGCTCTTTTTAAATGCTTCAGTTTGGTATCTGGTGATAAAGGATTCTTCTTTGCATCCTGCGAATGAGATGCAATCACTAGATGATCTGATTTTTCTTTTTCTGCTGTTTGTTTTAGACCTTCAACATTCTCCTCATGACCTTTAGTAGGAGGATTCATACGACCAAACAACATCGTAAGTTTTTTCTGGTTTTCTTCTAGTAGTTGTGAAAATTTTTTCATTTTTTTTCTTTTAGTGTTCCTTCGGTTCCTACATTTTTCATTGCACTAACCATGGGTTGAGAATTCCATTTCATCTGAGTTTTTAACACATGCACTCCTTTTGGGCTTTCTGGAGTATGAGCATATACATTCATACCAGTTTCTCCAGAGTGAGTAAATGAAAAATGAGTAGCATTTCTTATGGCTTCTATGTGAGGACTCTCGGAACTTGAATGTACGTGGGCTCCATATTCCCCTTGTTTTGATCCATATCCAGAAGCAACGATATATGGAGCGGCTGAATGTGATTCAGAATTTTCTCTAAAGTGATGATTCAATAAATGTTTTTTTACTTTGTCTACTCCAACGATATTTTTCTTATTAGATCCCAACCCATTTAATTTTTGCATATATGAATCTCTTGCAAAAACTTGCAGCTTTGTTCCTTCTTTCCTAGAATCCGCTTCATGTTTTTCATTGCCTGTTTTACGAAGCCACTCTTTTCTTCCACCAGTCTCACTCTTACTACTTAGGGGAAGGTGAGAAATTTTTTTTCTCTTTGCAAAGCTATCACATTCTTGATAGACAGTATCGTGAAAGTTCGCACCAATATCTTTTGCCGAATCTGTTATTCCTCTATTTGAAATTCTCTCGGTTCCTTTGCCTTCAGTATTTTCTTTATTAGATTTTGCCGAGATACCAGGCCACATGCTTGTAGCACCTTTTTTTCCTGGTACATGTGCTACAACGTCTGCTGTATTATCTTCACTTTTAATGTCAAGACCTGTTACTTTTTTTATTCCACCTCCTCCTGCGGTAATATGAAAACTAACAGCTTTTTTTAAATCTATACCGTGTGCTTTTTTATAGTATTGCATTGATGCTGAAGCCATATGTTTTGCTCTTTGTGCCTGATGGTTATATTCTTCAGAGCTAATCATTGCTTTTGATCTATCATGAACATTTTTATTTTTTTGTTTTTCTTCTTCGGATGATCCAGGCCTCGTATCTTTGTGTCCTGCCAACTTGGCTAATTCATGAGCCAAAAGATATTCATTAACATTTGATCGGTGAGTTGCAAGTGCATTTTCACTTTTTTCTTTGGCTAATGATATTGCTTTTTTAACTGTACCAGAAATTTCTGGTTTTTTTCTTAGCTCTAATAAAATGCGGTTCATTTAAAAGAATATCCTTTTTTCATTAAGATTCTTCTTGCCGCATTCTCATTATCGGCCGTTATAGTTCCTACATATTTATTTTTTCTATAGAAATCATAATGATTTTCAGACACTTTTTTTATAGTGATTGTATGATTTGTTGTGCTGTGACTTATTATTTTACCATGTAAACTATTAGATTCATAAAAATAATTTTGTTCTCTTAACGATTGAAAATTTTTCATTGTGCATCTTCCTCATAGTTTACTTTTACAGGTTCTTTAGATTTTGTGTTTTCTGTTGAAGAATTTGGTTGTCTCGCTAAACGATTTAATCTATTGAACTCGTTTCTGTCGTTTAATTTTGACACTTGTCCTTCATGATTAACAACGAATCCTTCAGGTTTAACTGATTGTCCTTTTATTTCATGATCTAAGCCACCAGTATGTTGTGCTAACGTATGAACAAGAACATCTTTTGCTTTTTGTAAATGCTGATGTACTTGTAAAACATTTTGTAGATTCTGTTTGTGTACATTGGTATGTTGAATTAAACCATTAAGCTGATCTTGATATTTCTTTTTACCAGCATCAGTTTTTTTCTTATCTATCTCTTTTGTTAATTTATTTTCAATATGTTTTTGTAGACCCGCAACTGTTGGTTTTTCTTGAGTGTCTACAGTTGAATTGATATAAGTTTTCATATGATCTCTAACGGGATCAATAGAATGATACATATGAGGATTTTTGTCATGTAATTTTTGTGCAGCAGCTACATGCTTTGCATATTCAGTATGATTAGTTTTAGTCATCACAACTTTTGATGTATCGTGTCCGGGTAGTCTGTGATAAACATCAGGATGATCTGCAAAGTGACTTAAATCTGGACTATAGTTGGCTGTCATAGCTTTTGCTGTAGGACCAACATATTCAGTATGATTGTAGATACCAAATTTAGCTTTAGCTATCTTCTTGCCTTCTTCTGAGTTTTTATTAGCAGAATATTTGATAACATTTGGGGTGAAGCTATATTTGTCACCTTCTTTTTTCTTATCTTTGTCAGAGAATAGAACATCTCCTTGAAACACGCCTTGCTTGGGTGTTATTTTTGGTAGATGCGTCAATGCTGATTTTAGTTTCTCAACAAGACCTGGTGCATGACCATGATTCTGCTGAATGTCTTTTTCTGTGTAATTAATCTTTGGGTTTTTGTTGAATGCTGACTTTGATGCAACAAAGAACTTGCCAGTTTCTGGATGATGTCCATAAACAATAGATGGTGATCCATCATGCTTCATGGTGAGAGAAGAATCGTGGGCACCAGAAATGATATGATTGTGAACTTGGTCTAATGCGCCGACAGCATGTTCGAAGCCTTTGGCTCCGTCATTGATGGGATGGTCCTCTAGGTGCTCAATGTGCTTGAGCTTTTCGCCTTCCGGTTCTGTAGTTTCTTCTTTTAGAAATGTCTTGAATTTTAGCATGAATTCCTCAATTGGCAATACCCTGTGATTACCTATTGAGTATTTATATGATTAGTTCGTCTATAATATCATAAATCGTATAGTTCTGTACATAGCCCAATTGTTTGATCTTGGTAACATCTAGAACCATATTGGTAGTCTGTACGACTTTGTGGAATTCAGCAGTTGCAACACTTTCCACATGGTGTGATACAGATAGCTTTTGTGCCGCATATGTAATGGCATCAACAAGACGAATAGGAACGCCATTTCCTATATTATAGATTTCGTTGACTTTACCTTTTTCTAAAACCAGATTGATAGCACGAATTGCGTCGGTGACATAAATGTAATCCCTGTATGCTTCACCACCATCATATAGTTGAACCGTGTTTCCTGCCTGTAATTCTCTTATCATGTACTGTAAAGCATTCTTCTTTTTTGACACCTTTTTATCAGACGCACCCAAAACATTTGCCAGTCTCAAAATTCTATATTTAATTTTAAACGTTTCACAATACGAAATGAGTAGCTGCTCTGCTGCTCTTTTTGTGATACTGTAGAACCCTTTGGGGTCGCAGCAGGCAATCTCCTTAGCTGGCAAATCAACATTTCCATAGACAAACCAAGAACTGACAAAGTTAAATGTAACATCTTTTCCTTTGCATGTCTCAAGCGTCTTAATAAGTGTTGTTAGATTTGTGTCAATGTCAATGTAGGGGTCTGTCCACACATTGTAGTTGTCTACTGTTGATATAAAGTAGAGAACCTGATCAGATTTCACTTCATAATCGTTTCTATCGTTGACAATTACATTAGGAGTGAGTCTTGCATACTCACCACCAACAAATCCAGCACCTAGAACATTTACCATTGTTGACATACTCCTTCGATATAATTCAAAACCTTTTCGTTGTATAAAGGAGAACATCCAATGAAGAATACATTACTCAATGCTAGATTTGAGTTTGGATAATCTTTGTAATTATCTAAATGTTTATATCCGGGATGCAGTAAAATATTACCACTGAAATAGTTTCTAGTTTGAATTTTATTGTTTTCAAAGTGAGATACCATAAATTCTTTCATTTCTTGCGATTCGCAATAGATAGGTACCCCAAACCATGAAGGATCAGAACCTGGTGTTGCATTGATTACTCTTGCACCAGAAATATTATCTTCAATGAACGTCTGAATCTTTTCTTTGTATTCTCGGCGTTTGCTTTCAAGCATATCAAACTTTTTCAACTGCTCTAGTCCGATTGCACCTTGCAAGTCTAGAGGTTTTAGATTGTAACCAATATTAGTAAACAAATATTTGTGATCAATGACGCCATCATAATCATCCAACCAGTTATCAAATCTTTTTCCACAAGTACCACATTCAAGTAGATTGTTTGCTCCTACACAGTAACAATCTCTACCCCACCAAGAAATGCTTCTTGCTTCTTTGATGAATGTTTCACTATTTGAACACACCATACCACCTTCACCCGTACTAATGTGATGTGCGGGATAGAACGATGTTGTCCATGCATCATAATAGTCTGTAATCAGTTTGCCATTCCAAAGAGAACCCAAAGAATCACAATTATCACCTAATAGAGTTAGACCATATTTGTTACACAAAGCAACAATGAAATCCATGTCTGGAGGATTACCCAAAACAGGAGAAACAAAAATAGCTCTTGTCTTTGACGTAATCTTTTCTTCTATTTTTAATACATCAAAGTTTAATGTGTCAAGTTCAATGTCAATGAAAATAGGTTTCATTCCATTTTGAATGATTGGTGCTATTGTAGTTGGAAATCCTACAGGAGATACAATGATTTCATCTCCATCTTTCCAGTTATTATATTTTTTCGCAGCAGTTACCATCACAAGATTGGCTGAACTACCAGAGTTCACCATGTGGGAGTATTTGACATTGAATCGTTTGCTGAATGCATCTTGAAATTCAGACACTTTTTCACCAGAAACTATCCAAGAACCATTTAGCAATGTATCAATAGCTACTCTGATTTCATTATGATCCCAAAGTTGTCCAGAGTATTGCACAAATTGGCCTTCTTGATAATTATCGTAATTTTTCACATATTTTGGCTGCACTGATTTTGATAGTGCTTCAATCATTTCATTTGGTGTCATTTAGTTTCTCCGTACCATGGTAGTGTTTTTTGTATGCCTTGTTCTAACGTATAATTTGGTTTATATCCAAGTTCTTTTGT